AATAGCCCTGCCAGCAATAGCGGCAGGCCCGAATGCAACCCGTATTGGCGCTCTTGGCGTCACACAAGCATAAGGAGAGCGACATGGGTCAATTTAAACCAATGGTCAAGATGGAGACCACAGAGCCCTCAGTTGAGCTCAAGCTCAAAAAGGGTGGCAAGGTAGCCAAAAAGGCTGACGGAGGCATGATGGGCGCTCCTATGGGCGCTATGCCTGCTCGTGGCGGCATGATGGGTGCCAAGGCTCCTATGCGCCCGTCTCTGGCCATGCGCCGACGTGCCATGCGCGGCCTGCCGTCCGGTGCCGGCCCGTCTGGTCCGGTTGGTGGCGCTGCTCAAATGCAAGCCTCAATGCCGCCTCCTATGCCATCCGCCCCAATGAAAAAAGGTGGCAAGGCTGACATGGACCAAGACAAGGCCATGGTCAAAAAGGCCTTTAAGCAGCACGATATGCAAGAGCATAAGGGCGGCAAAGGCACTACTCTCAAGCTGAAGCACGGCGGCAAGATGGCCACTGGCGGCGTAGTGAACGGCCAAGCTGGTTTTGCCACCGGTGGAGTTGCCAAGTCAAATGCTGGCGGCTTCAAAAAGGGCGGCAAGATCAAAGGCATGATGGACGGCGGAATGGCCGGATCCGGGATGATGGATGATGGCATGATGAATAACAGCATGTCTGCCGCTTACAAAAAAGGTGGTGCCACAAAAAAAGCCTACGCGGCGGGGGGTACTGTTAACTCAGGCCGTCCCGTCGCAATGCCTCAAGGCAACAAACCGGCCTCCAAGCCTGTAAGGATTAACGAGCTTGCTGGAACATTTAAGCGTGGTGGCACGGTAAAAATGAATGGTGGAGGCTCTTCCTCTGAAAAGTTGGAAGACATGTCCAAAGGCGCTTATGACAAAGCGCCAAAGTACAGCCGTGACGTTGAGGATGCGCTGAACCCGTTGGGCATGGTGAAAGAACTTGCGAGTAAAGCAAAAAACTTCTTCATGCCCAAAAAGACTGCTGACAGCGTGACCAAGACGAAAGAGTCAGTTACCGTTACTCCCGCAAAAAAGCGCGGTGGTGCGGTGAATTGCTGAGTCTAAGTGGGGGCTTCGGCCCCCGCTTTTAATTGGAGAAAGAAATGGGAACTTATTCTTCCGCAACGCGCCAAGGTGCGTATGAGCCATTTGAACTGCAAGTAGCCCGTGGGCAAGTTGATGGTCACAAAGCCTTATTTAAGTTTGGCATCAATGGCGATGTCGGTACATCTATTGAAACAGTTTGGGCGCAAGGTGGAACATATGTGTATCCTGCCTCCGCAACTGTTATGAAAATTTCTAGTTCCAGCGCGGATGACGCGTCGGCTGGCACTGGCGCAAGATCAATTGCTATTTTTGGTCTTGATGCAAATTACAACGAAATTAGCGAGTCTGTCCTTTTAGATGGGCAAACAGCAGTCAACACTGGCAACAGTTATTTGCGTATTTCTCGTATGTATGTAACCACAGCGGGTTCTGGTGCAACTGCCGTAGGAACTATTTACGCTGGCACTGGCACTGTTACTTCTGGCGTCCCTGCAAACATATACGGCATGGTTGCTATTGGTGCAAACCAAACGCAAATGGCATTTTGGACTGTACCTGCTGGGTACACCTTGTATTTGATGGGAGTTTTCTACACATCTGGAAACGCAACCGCAAATACTTGGACAAACTTTCAAATGAATCAGCGTCCATTGGGCGGAGTTTTTAGACAACAAACTTCGGCTAGGGTTGCTGGTAATGGTGACTTCATTCTTGATTTGCACACCCCTCTTGTTTTTGCTGAAAAGACAGACATTGAAATTAGAGCAATTGCTTCAGCAGGGGCTTCTAATGTGTCTGCTGAATTTGAAGGCATCTACATCAAGAACCCAGACTAACCATGCCAAGCAAATCTCCTGCTCAACACAAGTTCATGGAGGCGGTTGCGCACAACCCGGAGTTTGCCAAGAAGGTGGGCATCCCTCAAAAGGTGGGCAAAGAGTTTGCCAATGCTGATAAAGGTAAAAAATTTAAAGAAGGTGGGCCAAACCTTTCTGTTAGCCGTGGCGAAAAATTGCCAACAAAACAAGGCGCAGGTCTTACACAAAAAGGTCGCGAGAAGTACAATCGAGAGACTGGCTCAAACCTCAAGGCTCCGCAACCTCAAGGTGGCTCACGCAAAGATTCATTTTGCGCCCGAATGAGCGGTATGCCGGGGCCGATGAAGGATGAAAAAGGCAAGCCAACACGCAAAGCGGCAGCCTTAAACAGATGGAAGTGCTGATATGGCGTACTCAGGATCTGTAGGTACAACCGTCATAACGGTCCAAACGCTGATTGATCACGGCGCACGTCGCTGTGGCAAGTTGGCTGGAGAATTGACTTCTGAGCAGGTCCTAAGCTCCCGCGAGTCGCTGTTTTTCCTGTTGTCCAACCTGATTAACATTGGCATCCAGTATTGGGCCATCAGCAAGAAGGTCTACGGCTTCTCGCCTGACCGCGCAACGTACCTGCTCCCTTTGGGCGGCAATGACGTGCTCAACGCCCTGTACCGCTACCTAAACCGCCCTGACGGCAGCTACACAACTTCGGCCGGCGGAACGGTTGGCAACGTCTATGACGGTGACGTGGACACGATCTGCACCCAGACCTCGGCTAACGGCAACATCGCTGTCAACTTTGGCCCGTCCAACCCAATTTTTATTGGCTCCATTGGCTTTCTGCCGGCCTCCAGCGGCACAAAATCATTCATCCTTGAATACTCGCTTGACAACGTGACTTGGGCGACTTTGGTTGATCTTGGGTCCATTACCGTGGTGGACAACGAGTGGATCTGGACCGACATTGTCAATGGCCAGACCGTGCCGTACTACCGCATCCGGGCCTACAGCGGGACCACTCTGAGCCTGCGAGAGTTGTATTTTGGCAACAACAGCACCGAAATCACCATGTCTCGCCTGAACCGCGACGATTACACAAATCTGCCCAACAAGAACTTCACGGCCAACCAGCCGTTCCAGTTTTGGTTTAACCGGACCATTCCGCAGAGCGAGATTGTTCTTTGGCCAACACCCCAGAACGCCTTCTACCAGATGGTTGTTTGGTACTCACGCCAGATCATGGACGTGGGCGACCTGTACGGCGAGCTAGAGGTCCCACAGCGCTGGTACGAGGCCGTGGTGATGATGCTGGCTCACCGGATGAGCCTTGAGCTGCCCGGCGTGGACATGGCCCGCGTTCAGTACCTAGAGGGTCAGGCGGCAAAGTACCTTGCCATGGCCGAAGAGGAAGAGCGCGACAAGTCGCCAATCTACTTTGCTCCGAACATCAGCGTTTACACAAGGTGACCGATGGCCATCTTTCTGGACACCCTCGGATACTCTGACATCGCAATTGCGGTGTGCGACCGCTGCAAGATGAAGCGTCCGCATGCTGTGATGCGCAACGACCCCAACTTTCCGGGTCTGAGGGTATGCAACGAGGGCTGTGCAGATGAGCTTGACCCTTACCGTCTGCCGGCTCGCAAAACCGAAAGAATAACGATTAGGTTTCCACGCCCCGATCTCCCAATTGATGCCGGCGACAACTATCTGATCACGGGCGGCGAGACCAGCGTGTATCAGATCTCGACTGAGGGTAATACCCAGACTCCAACATCTACCGGGAACAGGGACACTATTGCACCAAACCCGCCAGACAACACGAGCACATAATGTCCGCACAAGTAACCATCCTCCAATTGCCATCGGCCGGTGCCATTACGGGCACGGAAGCGGTCCCAGTCGTCCAAAATGGCGTGACGGTGCAGACCACCGCCAGTGCCATCTCCGGCTCCCCGTCGCAACCTTACACTTACCTGACTGTCAGCCAGACGCCTCAGTTGGCCAACAGCCGGTATGTAGGTGCAACAAATGGCTTGGCAATAACGGACGGTGGAGCGCAAGGGCTCTTCAATATAAGCACCACAGGCGCTTTGTTGTCCTTAGTGAACTCAGGTACTGGGTTCCAAGTAAAAACGTCTTCTACGGACCTTACAAACCGTTCTATAGCCGTTAGCGGCAATGGGCTGTCGGTTTCCAACGGATCTGGCGTATCTGGTGACCCAACCATTGCCTTGAGCGGTCAGGTGCTGAATTTTGCCAACGCAAGTTTTAACGGACTGGTAACACTCTCAACTGCGGGCGGCATCACCTCCTCAACGATAACAGGCACCGCAAGCCAAATTGGCGTTGCAAACGGGACTGGCGTAAGCGGCAACCCAACCATTTCCTTGGCCACTGACCCCGTAATTCCCGGCACCGGGGGTGTTGTTGTGCCGGCTGGAACAACGGGCCAGCGTGGAACATCTACGTTAGGGAACATCCGCTACAACTCAACGACAGGCTTGTTTGAGGGTTACAACGGCGCTTGGACTTCATTTGCGTCAGGCTCTGGCGTCACCTCAATTGCCACGGGAACCGGCCTTACAGGCGGCCCAATTACTTCCACGGGCACAATTTCTCTTGCGGACACGGCAGTGACGCCGGGTGCTTACACAAACGCAAACCTGACGGTTGACCAGCAGGGCCGAATCACTTTGGCCTCAAGTGGCGCAGCGGGTGGTGTAACGACATTCAGCGCCGGCACCACTGGGTTTACGCCAAGCACTGCAACATCAGGTGCAATCACTTTAGCCGGCACTTTGGCCGTGGCCAATGGTGGTACAGGGGTGGTAACGAGTACGGGTACAGGCAGCGTAGTGCTGTCTACCAGCCCAACTTTGGTGACGCCATTGTTGGGTACGCCAACAAGCGGTGTTGCTACCAACCTAACTGGATTGCCACTGACTACGGGCGTGACTGGCAACTTACCCGTTACCAATCTAAACAGCGGAACTGGTGCATCTGCATCAACCTTTTGGCGTGGCGATGGCAGTTGGGCAGCGGCAGGTACAGGTTCAGTTACCAGTGTTGCCCAGTCATTCACGGGCGGCATCATCTCGGTGGCCGGCTCACCAATCACAACAAGTGGCACTTTGGCCCTGACGGTTGCCGGAACAAGCGGCGGTGTACCCTACTTCACAAGCGCAAGCACTTGGGATACGTCGGCATTGTTGGCGGCAAATTCTTTAATGGTCGGTGGAGGCGCTGGAGTTGCTCCAAGCACCGTGACTACCGGCACAGGCGTTGTGACGGCCCTAGGGGTCAATACAGGCACAGCAGGGGCATTCGTAGTCAATGGTGGCGCACTGGGCACGCCGAGCAGCGGTACGTTGACTAACGCCACGGGCCTGCCGCTCACCACTGGGGTCACAGGCATTCTCCCCATAGCCAACGGCGGAACTGGCACAATTTACGGTGTTGCTGGTGGGACTTTCTAAGGAAAATTTATGGCTCAGACAAACTACACACCCATATCGCTGTACTTCAGCACAACTGCGGCGGCAACACCGTCTGCTGGCAATCTTGTTGCTGGCGAGTTGGCGCTCAATACCACAGACGAAAAACTGTACTTTAAAAATACGGCAGGTACTGTAAAACAAATTGCAGGCCCCGGAGTGGGCGGCATCTCATACACCACCACTAAAACATCCAACTACACAGCCGTAAATAACGATGGTGTGCTGACCAACACAACTGCCGGGGCATTCACGGTTAACCTGCCAGCGTCTCCATCCAATGGAGATCAGGTCATCGTTGCTGATGCGGCGGGTACTTGGGGGACAAACAACCTTACCGTAGGGCGCAATGGAAACAATATTGCTGATGTGGCGCAGGACTTGGTTTGCGACATCAGCGGGGCGTCTGTTCAGTTTGTCTACAACAGTTCTGGCACAGCAAGTTGGGAAGTGTTTGCACAGATTGGCGGCAATGGCGGCACGGCTGTCACGCTGACCGGGACACAGACTCTCACCAACAAGACGCTGACAGCGCCAACCATTGCATCAGCTAACTTGACAACAGCATTGACCCTTGCTGGTGCGGCTGGCACTAACGGTCAGGTGCTGACGAGTGCTGGGTCAGGTTTGCCGAGTTGGACAACAATCTCCTCAAGCCCAACGGTTGTGCGTTCTGCAAGAACCTCTGATACCGTTCTTGGTACAGCCGATGTAAGCAAATTGATCGACATTACCAGCGGCACCTTCAGCCAGACATTTACAGCAGCGGCTACGCTTGGCAATGGGTGGTTTTGCTACATCCAAAATAGTGGAACCGGATACGTTACTTTAGACCCTAGTGGATCGGAAACAATTACCCGTGATGGTGTTGCGTTTACTACGTGGGTTTTATGGCCGCAAGAGTCGGCTTTAATTGTTTGCGATGGAACTGGTTTTTACTATACCAATCTTAAAAAGGGTCAGATTGTTCAAACATTGGGAACTCAGACCAGTGTAGCATTTGCAACTGGTGTTGCGTATAGAACAAGATTGGATTTAACCATTGAAGGCATTTCAGTTGATACTGATGCAGTTTTATCGCTCCAATTAAACACAACAAACGCAAGTAAAACGTCGCAAATAATAATAAATACTAGTGCTGTTCAAAGTGCAACAGCGACCACAGGAAATTTTAATTACATAAACAATAGCGTTAGTAGTTGGGCTTTAAATCAAACAGGCACTAATAGATTGTTTGGTCAGATAAGTTTAAGTTTTGGTAGCATTGGAACAACGCTTAACGGTTGGGGTACTAGGGTTAATAGCTCATCAAATCAAGAATATCAATATCACGCTGGATTTTTTGGTTCTATAAATTCCACAAGTGTTACATCATTTGGTTTGTATTTGGCGTCGGGGAATTTAACTGGTGGAACAGTAACCATAACGGAGCTATAACATGACACAGCAAAAAATGATAAACGGCATACTGATTGATTTAACGCCACAAGAACAGGCTGAGAGAGATGCAGAAAAAACAGCATGGGATGCTGGTTCAGACACCCGCAAAGCAGCAGAGGTTAGAGCAGAGCGCAGTGCCAAACTAGCTGCAACAGACTGGACTCAGGGTGCTGATACACCCCAAGCCACTAAAGATAAATATGCCCCATACCGCCAAGCACTGCGTGATGTGCCAGCACAAGCAGGGTTCCCAAACACTGTCGTTTGGCCCACTCAGGAGTAAGCCATGACAACCCTATCTGACATCATCACGCCAACCAACCTTGTCACGGCAACGGGAACCCAGACGCTGACCAACAAGACCATTGCTTTTGGTAGCAACACCCTGTCTGATGTGGCAAGTCTATCTACGGCCCAGACCTTTACAGGTACTCAGACATTCAGCGGTACATCAGCTACCCTTGCGATGATTTTGAACGACACGGCAGAGGTGGCAACAGTCTCAGCAACAGCGGCTACAGGCACGATCAACTACGATGTCACCACCCAGTCTGTCCAGTATTACACTAGCAACGCATCAGCCAACTGGACTGTCAACTTCAGGGCGTCCAGCGGCACATCGTTGAACACTGCCATGACTACGGGGCAGTCTGTGACTGTGGCTTTCTTGGTCACGCAAGGCTCGACTGCCTATTACAACAATGTGGTTCAGGTAGATGGCACAACAGTGACTCCCAAGTATCAAGGCGGCACAGCACCAGCGGCTGGTAACGCAAGTTCGGTCGACGTCTATATGTACACCATCGTGAAGACGGGCAGTGCGGCATTCACTGTCTTTGCCTCGCAGACCAAGTTTGCATAAGGACTGATATGCCATTAGTACAAACAAGGGGTGCGGCATCAGCCCAAGGCTTTGGTGAGTTTGCACAGGCGACTGTTGCCAACTACATTGAGGACGTGTTCAGCACGTTTCTTTATACGGGTACAGGTGCTACGCAAACCATCATCAATAATATTGACCTGTCTGGTAAGGGTGGATTGACTTGGAGTAAAGATAGAAGTGCGGCAAGAACAAATAGTTTAATTGACACTGTGCGAGGGGCAACATTTGAAATAACCAGTGATGACGCAGGACAGCAGACAACGGAATCAAATGGTTTAAATCAATTTAATAGTAATGGGTATAGGATAGGCCCGGCAAATAATGTCAATGCTTCTGGTGAAAACTTTGTCTCGTGGACATTCCGAGAGCAAGCAAAATTTTTTGATGTTTTGACGTATACGGGGACAGGAGTTAACAGAACTATTGCCCACAATCTCGGCTCAGTGCCGGGTTGTATTATGGTCAAGCGAACAACTACGTATGGTTATGATTGGGCTGTCTACCATCGCAGTCTTGCCAATACCGAATACCTTGTTTTAAACAGCACAGCCGCCAAAGCTACAGGCGCAACATGGTGGAACAGCACAACCCCTACAAGCACAGTCTTCAGCGTAGGCACTGACGCAAGTGTTAACGCATCAGGCGCAACATACGTAGCCTACCTCTTTGCCCATGACGCAGGCGGCTTTGGCCTGACGGGTACGGACAATGTGATTTCGTGTGGGTCGTTTACTACTGATGGCAGTGGTAACGCTACGGTGAGCCTTGGGTATGAACCGCAGTTATTCATGCGAAAGAATATAGCTTCTGGACAATGGACAGTGTTTGACAATATGCGAGCAATGCCAGCGACAGTAAATACAGCATCATATTTATTCTGGAGTAATGCTGCCGCAGAGTCCGCAAATGAAAATGGCCCACTGCCAACGGCTGTAGGAGTTTCTTTAACTGGTTTTGCGGCAAGTGAAACCTACATCTACATAGCCATACGCCGTGGCCCGATGAAAGTGCCTACGCTGGGGACGAGTGTTTATAAAGGCACTACATACTCAGGAACAGGTTCAATTGCAACAATATCAGGAGTTGGTTTTTCACCTGACATGGTTATGACAAAACCAAGGTCGCCTGATTATGGATATTACGGCACAGACTATGACCGCCTTAGAGGTGTAAATCAACGGCTTTCTATGAACACAACAGCTGCTGAAAATACAGTTTCTGGTGTTAGTGCTTTCAATATGGATGGTTATTCTTTAGGTATTGATGGAAATTTAAATAGCTCGGCAGTCATTTATGTAAGTTGGAGTTTTCGCCGCGCCCCCGGCTTCTTTGATGAGGTTTGCTATACGGGGACGGGAGCTGCTGGTCTTACAGTGGCGCATAATTTAACGGTAGTACCTGAGCTGATGATTGTAAAAGGTCGTAGCATTGCTGAGGAGTGGAATGTTTATTTTGGTAATAATACAAATTATCTAAAATTAAACAGAACTGATGTACCTCAAACCTCCACAACAAGGTGGAATGACACAAGTCCTACTTCTTCTGTTTTTTCGCTTGGTACATCTAATTGGGTAAATGGTTCTGGCTCTACATATGTAGCCTACCTCTTCGCAACCTGTGCTGGTGTGTCCAAAGTGTTTTCATATACAGGCAACGGCTCATCACAGACAATTAACTGTGGCTTCACAGGCGGGTCAAGATTCGTAATGATTAAGCGTACAGACTCAACTGGTGATTGGTACGTCTGGGACAGCGCAAGGGGAATTGTGGCAGGGAATGATCCACACCTCAGCCTTAATTCAACAGCCGCTGAAGTCACGACAGACGACAGCGTGGATACTGACAACACAGGGTTTATTGTTAATCAGGTATCAGCAACAGACGTTAACGTAACTTCTGCAACCTACATTGGACTCGCAATCGCATAAGGACACATCATGCAAATCAGAACAAATGACGGTCAGGTAATGTACGAGGCAGAGTTTCGTGCATACCAAAAAGCCAATGGTGGCCCAGCGTGGGACACAACGACAACCGAGGTCTTGACAGCACTAGGCGCTGATGTAGTCTTTGAAGGCCCACAAGCCTCTGGCGGGACGGTCTACCAGTACAGCCAAGCGGCTGGTGTTGAGCAGATTGATGGCAAGTGGTACACCAAGTACATCCTCGGCCCTGTTTTCACCGACACAGCAGACTCAACTGCTGCCGAGCAAGAGGCTGCTTACAAGGCCAGCAAGGACGCAGAGCAAGCCAAGGCGATACGCACCAGCCGGGATGACAAGCTGACTGAGACTGATTGGCGGTTTCGCAGTGATATGACACCTTCACAGGCGTGGAAAGATTACTGCCAAGCCTTGCGAGACATCCCAGCACAGGCTGGATTTCCTTGGACCATAACTTGGCCTGACGCACCATGAGTGAAATAGACATCCGATTGACGAGCCACGAGGCCGTTTGTGCTGAGAGGTATGCACAGATCAATGCGCGGCTCAAAAGGCTTGAGGGCGTGATTATGAAGACCACGGGTGTCTTGATTGTTTCCATGTCCGCTATCGTTTACGCCTCTTTGACATTTGGGCGATGATGTGGATTTATTTGAAGTCCTATCCAAAGCATGGCCGATCCTGCTGGCGCTGATCACCCTGATTATCGTCTTGGCAAAGTTGGATTTGCGCGTGGCGGTACTGGAAGAGAAGATCAAGGCTTTATTTGAAATGTGGAATAGGCGGGACAAATGATTGACCTTACCAAAGCCATTGGAGCAGTCGCAGCCAGCATTGCAGCCATTGGCGGCGGGTACACGTTGGCAGACAAGTTTGGGTGGTTTGACCGAGCTATCCTTGAGTGGTCACCAGAGCATTTTAAAATTGTGGCAGCGGCGGGGCAACCTATCAATGTGACAGTGGCCCGGATCAAAAAGCGGGATGACTGCTCCGTGGAGAGTTTTACCCCCAGCATCCGTGACGCCGCAGGTATGGTGCATGAGGCAACGACTACGGCGAGCAAGTTCAGCGGCCCAGCAGGGCCAACAATTGACACGTTCACGTACCAACTCACGATGGTGAGAAAAGAGAAGATTGCGCCGGGTTCAGCTACATTGCTGGCAACGATCAAGTACAAATGCCCGGAGGGTGAGCGTGTGGTTCAGTACCCCCGCCATGCAAACCTGAGTTTTGACCTAAAGGACAAATGATGCTAACCCTACTCTCATCGCTATTTGGTTTCCTTGCTGGCGGCTTGCCCAAGGTGCTTGGTTTTTTCCAAGACCGCGCAGACAAGACCCACGAACTCACGATGGCAAGGCTCCAGACAGAGCGCGAACTGGAACTCCGCAAAGCTGGCTTTGAAGTCATGCAGCGGGTGGAGGAGATCAAGTTTGAGGGGCAGATGGTTGAAGCTGCATCAGCCGAGCGCAGCGCCCTGTACGCGCACGACATAGCCATTGGTCAAGGTGCAAGCCAGTGGGTGATCAATCTGCGGGCGGGCGTAAGGCCCAACATCACTTACGGTATGTTCCTCCTGCTGGTGTTTGTTGAGGTGGCTGGATTTGCTTATGCATGGCATCACGCCGTAGATTTTCAGATCATGCTGAATAACCTTTGGGACGATGAAACGCAAACTATCTGGACGTTGATCATCAGTTTCTGGTTTGGAAGCCAAGCGTTCAGCAAGAAATGAAAGTCTCTCAACGGTGCAAAGAGATGATCAAGCACCATGAGGGGGTGCGATTTAAACCGTACCGCTGCCCAGCGCGGCTCTGGACTGTAGGAGTAGGCCATGTTTTATACCCCGATCAAGGTCGTTTACCTCTGGATCAAAGAGACGCTTACCCGCTTAAAGCGGAAGATAACCGCGTATTTTCAGGAGCCGAAGTAGATGGAATCCTTGGTGCTGATCTCCAGCGATTTGAAGTTGGGGTCGCCAAACTTTTTCCTGTGGTTCTTACCCAAGGCCAAAACGACGCTCTTGTCAGCTTTGCTTTTAATCTCGGTCTGGGCGGCGTACAGCGATCAACCCTCCGTCAGAAGGTTCTTCGGGGAGAGGTTGAAGCGGCGGCAGACGAGTTCTTGAAGTTTACACGGGGCGGGGG